AGTGAATCATTGGAATCACTGGGCATTGGTCAGACATTCCGGAACTTATAAATTCTATGTAAATGGAATTTCTATGTGGAGTGAAACTAATGCAGGAAATAGCGGTAGTAGTAGTCCTAGATTTGGAATAGGTGCAACTGCAACAAATGCTGCTGCAGTCCAAGATGGAACGTTTATATCTGATGTTAGGTTTACTGAAGATGGCGTATATACAGCAGACTTTATTCCACCCACCGCTCCATTAACTGTTCTTGGCGATACAATTTTTAAGACATGCACTAACACACAAAGTATATGGGATGCTCAAGGTGGGCATGCTCTGACCCCTACTGGGAATGCAGCAGCAAGCAATACGCAAAGAAAATTTACAACATCATCTGCAATTGCCTTTGATGGTAGTGGCGACTATGTTGCTTGGGATCAACGTGATGCTACTGGTTTATCTGGTAATGCAACCATAGAAATGTGGGTATATCCAAATGCCAATTCTAATTATCAAACATTGTTTAGTATGAATAGAGGTACTAGCACAGGATTTAATTTTGGTATTGATGGTTCGAGTAGACCATTTTTATGGAAAGGTGCCTTCAGAATTCAAACAGGTACAGTATCTAACACAACTTGGTCACATGTTGCGCTTGTAAGAAATAGCGGTGTATGGTCAATATATGTTAATGGAACTGCTGTTGGAGCAACTTGGGCAGATACAACTACATACACAGGTACGGACTTTGCAATCGGTGATACGGTTGCCTCTGCAGGTGGGGCAACAGGTGAATGGTTTAATGGATACATTCAAGACGTCAGATATTCAAAAGGTTTTGCTAGATATACAGATACCTTTACGCCACCAACTTCAGAACATAGTGCATAAATAATACTTTACTTTATAATAAAAATATGATATAATATAGTTATGATTGATTTGAAAAATATACATGCGATGTGGCAGGAAGACTGTCAGATCAATACTATGAAACTAGACGAAGCATCGAAGCATACACCAATGCTTCATGCTAAGTATCTAGAACTGCTGACGACTTGTAAGTTACAACTCAAGCGTGCAGAACAACAGCAGAAAATACTTCTCAAAGATAAATGGTTATATTATAATGGTAAAATGTCACAAGAAGACGTTATCGAAAAAGGTTGGGATCCTGATCCCTTTGATGGACTGAAAGTCCTAAAAGGTGAGATGGACTACTACTACGATTCAGATCCAGAAATACAAAAGTCTGAAGAGAAGATACAGTACTGGAAAACTGTCACAGAAACCCTTATAGATATTGTTGATTCATTAAAGTGGCGTCATCAGACTATAGGTAATATGATCAAGTGGAAACAGTTCGAGTCTGGAAATTAAACCAGTCAGATTTACAAATAGAATGTGATTCAGGAATATGTCAGGAACTTAACGAGTTTTTTAGTTTCTACGTTCCTGGATATAAGTTCATGCCTGCATTTCGTAACAAGATGTGGGATGGAAAAATACGTCTATTTTTGTTAAGAGATAGATCACTTCCTGCAGGTTTATTTTATCATTTAAAAGAATTTTGTGAACTTCGAGGATATATACTCAAGTCAGAAACTTCTCAATATGGTGACCCAGATGAACGAATTAACATTACTCCAACCGCTCTTAACGATTTTTGTTCTAGTATTGATACCCCTTTCCCTCTTCGGGACTATCAGTATCAATGCGTTGGTGAAGCGATCACAAGAAAAAGAGCGATCCTCCTCAGTCCAACAGGATCCGGAAAGTCATTCATAATATATCACTTGATGCGGTGGTATCTAGAAAACTACGATCAAAATATATTACTCATCGTTCCAACTACTTCGTTGGTTGAACAGATGTACAATGACTTCAAACAATATGGATATGATGTTGATAATCAAGTCCATAGAATATACTCAGGAAAAGATAAGACTACAGATAAACGTATTATTATCAGTACATGGCAGTCAATTTACAAATTAAATAAAGTTTGGTTCCAACAGTTCGGTGCTGTATTTGGGGACGAATGTCATGGATTTAAATCTAAGTCCCTGATGAGTATAATGAGCAAATCAGATAGAGCAGAATTTAGATATGGAACTACAGGTACACTAGATGGTTCACAAACTCACGAGTTGGTTTTACAGGGTCTTTTCGGTAAGACATATAAAGTCACGACAACAAAGAAACTTCAGGATAACGACACCCTTGCTAAATTGCAGATCAAGCGATTGGTGCTTACTTATGACTCAGACACTAGACAAAATTTTGGAAAGAAAACCTATCAGGAAGAGATAGACTTTATTGTAGGTCACGAAAAGAGAAATCGTTTCATAAGAAATCTTGCTCTCGATTTATCTGGTAATACTTTGATACTATATAATTATGTGGAAAAGCATGGCAAACCTTTGTTTAACTTGATAAGGGATAAAGCAGATGAAAATCGTAAAGTATTTTTTGTGTCTGGTGGCACGGATACCTCCGACCGTGAAGCAATACGAGGAATTGTCGAAGGGATGTCCAACTCAATCACAGTTGCGTCGTTGGGTACATTCTCTACAGGAATAAACATTAAAAACTTACATAATATCATATTTGCCTCGCCGAGTAAATCTCAAATCAGAGTTCTTCAAAGTATTGGGCGAGGACTAAGAAAAAGTGATGATGGAAGGATTACTACGTTATATGATATATCTGACGACATCACTTGGAAGTCTCGGCAAAATTTTTGCTATATACATTCGAATGAAAGATTAAAAATATACAACAATGAACAATTCAACTGTAACACTACAAAGATAGAGATATGAAATTCAAACAACTGAAGTTATCTAATACAGAAGAAATTATTTGCGAGATCCTTGAAACCGAGGATGATGAGTACAATGAAGTCGTTGTAAAAAATTGCCTGAAGGTTATGGCGGCAGAAGACTATGAAAACAATGTAAGGTATTATTCGTTTCGACCATGGATCGCCTTTCAAGATGATCTAGAATTATTGAGCACGATTAAACTTCAGCATATAGTTGCCGAATCAAATCCTTCCCCTGCTTTACTGAAACACTATAAGCACGCTCTCAGTGAAGTGACCGAAGGAACTAATTTGAGAAGAGAACTGAATCTTGATGAATTTATGTTAGAAAATTCTGACCTGAGTGTTGACGAGATTGAAGACTATATCGAAGAAAAGATGATGGAAAAAAATGAAAACGAAAGATTTCAGCAGTTTGAACAGGACTCTGCCACACCTAACATTATCAACTTCAAACCAAAAGGAAGTATCCATTAGGCACCTTCCCTTTTCCCCGACGTTATACTTATTATATCATATTTTCGGAGATTAGTAAAGGTCAAAAATTAATTAAATTTTTATATTATTTAAAAATATTATGCTTTACTATTTTGCTCAAAAGTAGTATAATATATGTGAAAGGAATTTTATCATGGCACGACAAAAAAGAGCAAGCATCCATTATGTAAATAATGCGGACTTCTCGCAAGCAGTTGTAGACTATGTAACGACCGTAAACGAAGCAAAAGAAAACAGTACAAAGCATCCAATCGTAACCGATTATATTGCACAGTGTTTCCTAAGGATCGCTGAGGGTTTGTCTCACAAATCCAATTTTATTCGCTACACATATCGCGAAGAGATGGTTATGGATGCAGTAGAAAACTGCCTCAAAGCAATCAATAATTATGATATCGAGGCAGCGACTCGGACAGGCAAACCTAATGCCTTTGCTTACTTTACGCAAATTACATGGTTCGCTTTTCTTAGACGTATTGCTAAAGAAAAGAAGCAACAAGACGTAAAAATGAAATATCTAACTCAGTCTGGTATTGAGAACTTCATTGATAATGAAAACGGTGACAATATTTCTAACCAAGTGGTTGGTGCATTCGTTGATACTTTACGGGATCGCATCGATAAGGTAAGGCATGTTGATACTAATGTCAAAGAGTTTGTAAAAGAAGAAAAGATTAAAAAGAAACGTTCACGTGTAGCAGATTCTGATCTACAGGATTTCATGCAGTGAAGGTTGCTATTTTAAACGATACCCATACAGGTATTCGCAACTCGTCTGAGATATTCCTAGATAATGCTGCGAAGTTTTATAATGAAGTGTTCTTCCCTTACTGTGAAGAGCATAACATAAAACAAATCGTGCATCTTGGCGACTACTATGACCATAGAAAGTTCGTAAACTTCAAGGCACTCAATCATAATCGTAAACACTTTCTTGATAGAGTACGCAAAAATGGTATGATGATGGATATCATTCCTGGCAACCATGACACATACTATAAGAACACCAATGACCTTAACTCACTCAAAGAGTTGCTCGGTCATTACATGAACGAAGTCCATATCATTATGGAACCAACGGTTATGGAATATGGTTCACTCAAGTTTGCTATGTTACCATGGATCAATCAAGAGAACCACGACGAGTCTGTACGGTTTATTCAAAACTGTAAAGCAGATTGGTTGGGTGGGCATCTAGACCTAAACGGTTTCGAAATGCTAAGAGGCGTTAGGAGTACGCACGGTCTAGATCATGGTTTGTTTAGTAGGTTTGAACAGGTTCTTACTGGGCACTTTCATGTTGGTTCTAAGCAGGATAATGTTCACTATCTTGGCACCCAACTAGAATTCTTTTGGTCAGATGCTGGTGATAAGAAAGGGTTTCATATCCTTGATACTGAAACTCGTGAACTAGAAAAAATTCATAATCCTCACACTTTATTCAAAAAAGTTCTTTACGACGACGAGAAAATAGAGTATAATAGTATAGACGATCTTTCTGATTATGATAACAAGTTCGTGAAGGTTGTCGTTATCAATAAGAAGGATCAGTTTGTATTTGATCGTTTTATGGATAGGATACAGAATAGAAATATTCACGAGTTAAAAATTGCTGAGAACTTTAATGAGTTCATCGGTGAAAACGTAGAAGATGATGAAATGCAGTTTGACGATACTCCATCTATTGTAGATACCTATATTGATGCGGTTGAAACTGATCTGGATAAAGATAAGATAAAAGTTCAGATTCGTGATCTTATGACTGAAGCGCAAGCATTAGAGTTAGTATGATAATATTTGAAAAGGTTCGTTGGAAAAACTTTCTTTCCACTGGACAAAACGCGATTGAGATAAACCTTAATCAAAATAAATCAACCCTCATCGTTGGGCAAAACGGTGCGGGAAAGTCCACTATGTTGGATGCTATATCCTTTGCCTTGTTTGGTAAAGCACATAGAAATATCAAGAAAGACCAACTTGTTAATTCTATCAATAATAAAGGTTGCGAAGTAGACGTTGAATTTACTATCGGGCAAAATAAATTCAAAGTCTTTCGCGGCATCAAACCTAATAAATTTGAGATATACAAAAACGGCACGATGATTAATCAGTCGTCGCATGCTAAAGAATATCAACAAATCCTAGAATCTAATATCCTTAAACTGAATCATAAAACCTTTCATCAGGTAGTTGTGCTTGGTTCATCTTCGTTCATTCCTTTTATGCAATTAACAGGTTCGCATAGACGTGAAGTTATTGAAGATCTACTAGACATTAATGTATTCAGTAAAATGAATCAGATCCTAAAAGAAAAAACTAATACGTTGAAAGATAACGTGAAAGAAATTAATTATGCGATAGATATCCAGAACAACAAGATTGCTACTCAAGACAAATACATTAATGATGTGGCAGCACTTACAGAAGAAAGTAAAAAGGAATATGAATCTAGGATTCATGCATCGCAGAATAATATCGATGAACTACAGGATGCGAATAACGTCCTTAGCACGGGTCTCGAAGAATCTATCGGGAAAACCGAAGAAAGGCATTCAACTTTATCGGATAAACGCCAAGGTCTTATGCTCAGAGGTCAAGATCGGCAAACAAATCTCTCCAACGTCAGGCAGCGGATCACTTTTTTCGAAGAGAATGAGGTTTGTTCCGTATGTGACCAAACCATCTCAGACTCGCATAAACATGACATTCTCAATCACGCGAAAGAAGAAGCGAATAGCATTCAATCCGAATGTCGTCAGATCGGGTCGGAAGGGTCATCCGTGGAAAAAGAGATTAATGAGAATGGATTGTTACTTCAATCGTTACGGTCTAAGGTATCTCAACTCGGCGAGAACAACCGCGAGATCTCTACGCTCCAGGAGCAAATCCGCCAATACCAAAAATCTTTAGATAAGGAAGTGAGCGCAGACTTAACTAGTGCAAAAACTGATAGAGATGAAATGAAATCTGATAAGGATAAAATGCTAGAAAGCAAAATAAATTTATCAAAGC